TTCATCCATCGCGGCCTCGCGCCCGCGCGCTCGAAGGCTTTGCGCTTTGCGGCCGACGAACCCTATTGGCTCGCGCCGGAGGAAGAGGACGCGAGGCCTGAGATCGTGCATCGCGGGCCTTGTCTCTACGCTGCGATTCAAGGGCCAGACAGCCGCTTCATGGGGCTGCATCGGACCTGGCTCGATCCGCGCCTCGGGACGGCGGATATGCCGCGCGAGGCTTCCGGTAAAGCGCAGATCGCCGCGCCGGACGGGACGCCGCTGGTCTCGAAAAAGATGCGCGCGGGCAAGCAGGGCGGCGCGATCCGCTTGCATGAATTCGGTCCGGGCCCGGGCGAAAAGATATTCTTGGCCGGGGAGGGGATTGAGACGGTCGAGACTGTCTTCCAGTCCGCAAGCCGGGATTTCGAGCGCAATTATTGCGCCTGGGCGGCCGGCGATCTGGGCAATCTCTCCGGCGCGGGGCTTGGGCCCTCGACGCCGCATCCGAAAGGCTTGCGGTTGCGCGTGCCCTCCGATGAGCCGGACCCTTCGGCGCCGGGGCTCATGCCGCCGCGCGAGGCCGAAGCCGCCATTCTGCTCGGCGATTCCGACAGCGATTCCTTCGTGACGCGGGCGCGGCTCTCCTGCGCGAAAAAACGATGGGACCGCGCAGGATGGCCGACGGGGGTGTTCATGGCTGACGCCGAGGCGGATTTCAATGACATGGTGAGGAGCGTCGAGACGTGCCCCTAAATATTGACGATGTCTTGACCGAGCGCACGCCCCGAAACGGGGAGTTTCGGGACAATGCGCGCTATGCCCAGGCGCTGAAAAAGACCGCGATGCTCTCGCCGAATTGGGAGCGTATGACCGATCTGCAGCGCGAAAGCTGCGAGAGGATATTCGGCAAGCTGGGGCGGATCCTCGCCGGCGATCCAGACTACGCGGATCATTGGGATGACATAGCCGGCTACGCGCGCCTTGTCTCAAAAGATCTGGAGCGAGGCGCGCAATGCTGACCGACAAGAATCCTCCGTCGTCCGCATCTTCCCCATCGATGAATTTGGTAGTCAACGCGGCTGCGATAGGCTTCGCCGGCGGGAAACCGATAGCAAACCGAACGATTCGGAAATTCAACGCACGCCGTAAGGTCGTCGCTGGTTATCCGTGGGAAGAGGCTTTCACCGTTAAAGACGAAATCGATCAATACCTCGGGGGAGAGATGATTATTTGTCTTCTCTGCGGCAAGCCATTCAAGAAGCTTGGTTGTCACCTGTTGAAGATTCATGCTGTTTCGGGAGACGTCTATCGCGAGAAATATGGCTTGCCATGGAGAACTGGCTTGGCATGCCTCCCGATTCGAGAAAGGGATGCTGCCGCAACAAGGGAAAGAATGAACATTGAGGCCATGCGCGATTGGGCCGCTAAAGGCCGCGCGAAACAGCTTGAGAGGCCTCCGCGCCATCGGCACAAATGCCCCGCTATTATCAAGGAATCCACTGAGCGAATTCTCGGCGTCGACCGCCAGCGCCTCTATGAAGAGGATGTGTTTAATGAGTTTATCGCACGGATACGAACTGGTCGGTCGCCAAAATCTGTAAGTAGCGACGCGGACATGCCGATGAGGACAAGCGTTCATCACCGTTGTGCGCAAAACTCAGCATTTGCGGCGGCTTATAGAGATGCTGTGGACGCTCTCCCTTTCAGCGTCCAGGCTCAGTGTGAGATGTTGGGCCCACGCTTTGAACTAGAACTGCGCCGGCTTTTCGATCAAGGCTATAGCGATCATCAGGCCGCCAAAGCGCTCGGCGTCACGGCAATGACCAGCAATAGGCGGACCAAGAAATGGCGCGCCGATGGCGGCAAGACCATCGGCCGCGGCTGCGGAGAAGGCCAGCTCTGATGGATATTCACGATTTCCCGTCGCCCGCATATTCCCCCTCGGTCCAGAGCGAAGGAGAGGGCAAACAGGGCCGTGATCGCGGGGCGCAAAATGGCGAGGGCGCAGCAACTCTCGCCGGCGACGGGCTTGGACATGCAGGCGCGATCACGGCAATTCGTCACGCGGCGGCCGGGGAGAGATCTCCGGCCGTCGCGGACGGCGGCTCTTGCGCCTGCCCGCTCTGCGGCGGGGCGCTGCGCCATACAGGCTTCAATTTCGTCGATCGATTCATCGTCTATGGCGAGAATTATTGCGTGTTGACGAAATCTCAAGCGCTCGTCTTTCGCCTGTTGTTCGAGGCGCGGCCGAATGTGGTGCCGACGGAGCGACTCTACAATGCGATTTGCGCCGCGCTGCCCTACGAAAAGGAATATCCGGACCCGAGCATCCTCCGAGTGTTTCTGATGAATGTCCGCAAGAAGCTGGCGGAGGTCGAGAGTCCCTATCGCATCCGCTCGTCTTCCGGCGTCGGCTATGCGCTGGTCTATAAGCCGAAGGCTTCATATCAAGACCAGGAAGCCGGGCCGCAGCCGGCGCGCGATGAAACAGGCCATGAATGAGCGGCGATCCCTTCGAGCGCATCGGCGCCGGCTTGGACGCGATTGTCCGCGAGACCCTGGCTGCGTCCCCGCGCGCGGAAGGCGAGGGGCGTGAGGAGCCGCCGGACGCTTCCTCCGAAGGTTTTGATGAAAACGAAAGCGGACCCTCGGATTCGCGTCCGGAGGGGGTAGACCCGGCGATTCTCGCCGAATGCGCCGAGCTCGATCATTCCGACACGGATAATGGAACCCGGCTGCTCAAGCATTTTGGCAAAGACCTCAAGGTGCTGAAGCAAGGCGAGGCCAAGACGCCTTCCTACGCCGTGTGGATCGGGACGCATTGGGATGTTGAATATGGAAATCTCTCCTCGCACGCCATTGCGCAAATGGTCGGCGGCCGGATCGGCCTCGAGGCCGATTATCTCACGCAGACGCCTCTCGAAAAGCGGCAGATCGAGGCTGGCGAGCGCGCGAAGGATGCGCTCGATTTGCTCGAGCTGCGCAAGAATGATTGGACCGACGGCGATCGCGCCCGCGCCCGGGCATTGCAGGTTGAGATCGCCGAAGGGAATGAGGCGCGCGCGGCGTTGAAAAAGCGCCAGATCGCGCGCCGGAAATTCGCGGTTTCATCGAAGAACAAAGCGAGGATCGAAGCCATGTTGACATGCGCCGCGCCGCATTGCGCCGAAGAGGCCGACGCCTTCAACTCCGACGCCTTCGTGCTGGCGACGAAGACGCATACGCTGCGCTTTGTCCGCGCCCTGGACCTCGAATGCCCGGACCCTGAGGCCACGCGCTATGTGGTGCGTGTCGAGGCGACGCCCGGGCACAAGCGCGAGGATATGCTGACAAGGCTTGTGCCGCTGGCCTATGAGCCCTGCGCGACTTGCCCGAAATGGCGGGCCTTCCTCGATGAGTTTTTGCCGGACCCGACCGTGCGCGAGTTCGTGCAGATCTTCTCGGGGCTCGGGCTGCTCGGCCGCACCGTGCAAAAGCTTGTTTTTCATTATGGCTCGGGCGCCAATGGCAAAAGCGTCTTCCTTGAAACGCTAATGCGCGTGTTGGGGCCGCTGGCGGTCGGTCTGCCGGCGGAATCGATCACGGGGCAGGGCGATCGCAACGCCGGCGGCGCTTCGCCGGATCTGGCGCGGCTTTATGGCGCGCGGGCGCTGCGCGTGCTCGAGCTGCCGCAAGACAAGCCGCTGCATGAAGATCTGGTCAAAAAGCTGACCGGCGGAGAGAAAATCCCGGTGCGCACGCTGTTCAAGGGCTATTTCGAGTTCACGCCGATCTTCACCTGCCACATGTCGGGCAATGGCTATCCGCGCATCGATGGCACGGACAATGGCATTTGGCGGCGCATGGCCGTGGTGCATTGGCCGAAGACTATCCCCAAGGAGCGCCAGCGCGAGTTCGAGGATGTGCTCGCCGAGTTTGCGCCGGAATATCCGGGGATCTTGAATTGGCTGATCGACGGCGCGCTGCGGTTTATCGAATCGGGCCTGCCTATTGTGGCCTCGGTTGAAGAGGCGACGAAGGAATATCGATCGGAGATGGACCCGATCTCGGATTTCATTCGCGACTGCGTCGAGCCCGCGCCTGGGCATGCGGAGACGGCGCGCACGCTTTACCAGGCCTATGTCTCATGGAGCATGGCCAACGCCAAGCGCCATGTGTTCGAGGGGAAATTCGGGAGGGTGATGCGCCAGCAATTCACCCGCACCGATGAGCGCGTGCGCCGCTATCTCGACTGCCGCCTGCATGATGTGCCGTCCCGGCCGGATGACGCCGAGCCCCGCAACCCCGATTTCGAGCGATGAGAGGTTCGCAGGGGATGCTGCGCGTTCTTGATCTCTTTTCGGGGATAGGAGGCTTTTCGCTCGGCCTCGAACGGGCAGGAATGCGCACGGTAGGGTTTTGCGAAATCGATGAGTTCTACCGGCGCGTGCTGGCGAAGCATTGGCCCGACGTGCCCTGCCACGACGATGTGACGACGCGGGAATTTCAGGAAGGCGAGGCCGATGTCATCTGTGGCGGATTTCCATGTCAGGACGTTTCCCGTGCAGGTAAGCGCGCCGGATTGTCCGGCGCCCGTTCGGGACTCTACAGGGAATTGGTGCGCGCCATTCGCGTGGTTCGACCGCGCGTCGCGATCCTGGAAAACGTGGCAGCGCTCCTTTCTGACGGGATGGGAGCCGTTCTCGGGGACCTGGCCGAGAGCGGGGATTGTGTTGAATGGGATTGCGTACCGGCGCTCGCCGTCGGCGCCCCTCACGAGCGAGACAGGGTATGGATTGTTGCCCACGCCGACGGTGCATGGGGACAACAACCGGCCATATCCGGGGAAGACAAGTGGCTATGGATTGGCAACAGTATTGAAGCGAGGCCCGCTCCCTCAAATGCTTCCGACCCCGACGGCCAGTACCGGAGGTGCGGAGCCGCCGGGCAAGACCGGCCGCAAACTAGCGACGGTTCTCGCGAACTTGCCAACTCCACGCGCTTCGGACGCGGAGAAGGGCGGCAGGGGCGACCTCCTGACAGTTTTGCGCGGATACGAGACGAAGCACGCCGGAACGCTGCCGACCCCTATGGCGCGCGATTGGCGTTCCGGGAAGGCCTCACCCGAGACGCATGGGAAAAACTCACGGCCGCTGAACGAGACGCTTTCGGCAATGTCGAGCAATCGGTCTGGCCGGATGAACCCGCGCTTCAGGGAATGGATGATGGGACTGCCTATTGGGTGGACCGAGTTAGAGCAACCGGCAACCAAGTCCTCCCGCAAATTCCGGAACTCATCGGGCTCGAAGTCATGAGCCTCTATGCAGCGGCCGAGAGGCCACAGCAATGACATTTCCCTTCGTAAAGAGAGAACCTATGCCTCGCGCTCCGCCTCTCGCTTAAGGCGCTCCCCTCACCGCCTGTGCTTGGATGTACGCCATTTTGGCGCACGCGGATGCTTTGTCTGTTGAATGTTCGATCGCCGTGGCGGTCAACGGGATTGCTTGGTCTTTTTCTTAGGTTTGAAGGCTCTTTCTTTGCGAGGACTGCGAAGGCTTTGCGAGGACATTGCGAGGACATAATATAACAAAATCAACGCTTGCGAGGACTGCGAGGGTTTACGCGCGCGTATATATGAGAAAATGGGTTACGGGTGAAAAAGCCAGTACATTGTTATTTTTTTCTTATGTATGCGTGTAAAAGTCTTCGCAGTCTTCGTTGTTATTGATTTCATTTAAGAATGTCCTCGCAAACTCCTCGAAATGTCCTCGCGCTCCTCGCAAAACAGAAAATCTGGAGATGCGGCATGTTGGATGGGGCGAGAAAGCGGGTTGAAATCGAGGCGCTGCTGCGCTGGGCCTATCGCGACGAATTGCCGAAGGATCGGCGGCGCGCGGATTGTGGGGCGAATTTCGTTTCGGGTTGGAGCGCGGTTTCGGACTTCGGCCAATATCTGGCGCTGATCGACGCGCCAGTGAACGAATGGGGCGTGTTGCCGGCGTGTGGCGTGGAGGCCGAACCGCATCCGGACGCGCAAATTCTGGCGCGCGCGGTTTGTGAGCTCGATGAGTTTTCTTTGAGCTTGCCGGAGGGCTGGAGCCCATTTGGCGATTTCGGCGATCTTGGCGTTTTGGGCGATGCGGCGATTTCGAAAACGGTCGATCGATTGACCTATGTAGCGCCCGGTTTGCGGATGCTGCGGACGCCGCCGAGCTTCCTGTTGCGCAAATTCGCCATTCTTGGCGGCTGTCCGGTTTGGCAGGCGGAAAAGCCGGAAGTGAAATTCATTTGCGGCGCGAACGGGAAGCCGAGATGGTTCGTGCGGCGGATGGTGACTTGCGACGCCAGCGACGAACCTTTCGAAATCGAGGCGGATGGCTGGTCGAATTCGCAGCGGCGCCCTGTGCATGGCGCCTATCGGAAGGAATTTCTCGACCCTGATCCGGTCGATGTTGGCGTTGCGCGGGGCGAATATGAGATCTGGCGGGCGTCGCTCGATATTTTGGTCGAGGGTTTGAGCGCTTGCGGGATGTCGGCGCATGTGGCGACGGCGTCGGCGCGAGCGATTCGGCCGTGGGAATCGGATGTTGCTGTTGGGCGCGTGTTGCCGGACCTGACCTAGCGCATGATCGCTTTGGCGACGGTTTCGAGAGGGCGGAAGGTAAGATCGAAAATTAGCGCTTGACTTGCGCCTGGAATTTCGCGCACCCTATGCAGGCTTTAAAAGCTTCAGAAACCCGGTGCAGATCGCGCCGGGTTTTTTGTTGTCTCAACGGCGCATGCCGCGCCTGCTCGCAAGAGCGAACTTCGGAGTAGGGGCAAAAGGATGTGCCGCTGTGCGGAGAGGCGGGCTGTCATCGGGCGTGTTGTATCCTCTGTCGCGCGCCGGGATTTCGAGGGCGCTCATATCGGCGAAGCTGTGGGCTTCGTCGCAAAGACGATGGTCGAGGATGCGCGAGCGGCTTTCAGCTCCGCGCGTCTCTCGCAAGCGCGTGCGAGTCTGCGGCGCTGATGTTGGTCTTTTCCGTAAAGCTGCTTGTGCCCAAGGCGAAGGCTTTCGAAAAGGCGATCCCGACGGCGGTCGCGCGCGGGCTGAACGAAGGCGGCGACAAGGTGCGCACGCAAGTTCAGCGGGCGCTCAAGACGCAAACCGGCGTGATGAAATACGCCTCGATCACGTCGCGGATGAAAGACTCGGGGCGCGGCTGGGCGCGGGCTGCGCCTGGCCGGCTGGCCTATCAGATCGTCGCGACCGGGAAGGGCATGCCGATCCGCGAGTTCCCGGTAAGAAATACCGGGAAGGGAATCGACGCGAAAACGTGGGGTGTCGATCATGTGTTCAAGCGGTCTTTCGGGATCGTTGGGCGTGGGGTCGATGGCTTCAGGGCGCGCACGACGTCGAAGCGGTTTCCGGTCCGCAAGCTCTACGGGCCGGCGTTGCCCAAGGAGCTGACGAAGGGCGAAGTCGTGAAGGTCTTCTACGTGTCGGCGCAAACCAACGTTCCGCCGGCAGTGTTGAAACATTTGCTCAAAGCGATCCGATAGGACCGTCAGTGGTACAACAAATGCTTTCGCGGGTCCTTCCCCCTCCCTTTTTCGCCTGCGCCGCCGCCGCAGGCCCGGATTTTTCCAGCAAGAGTTTGAAAATTCAGCCCTGACATGACTGACACGGCCCTGCGGACACCTGACACGGATGAGTTGTCGGGCGTTTGGATGAGCATTTCCGACATCGCCGCCCTCAAGAATCTCACGCGGCAATCGATCTCGGAACGGGTGTCGAGGCTCGAGGCGCAAGGTCTTCTCTCCACGAGGCCGGGGAAGGGCAAGCAAAAGCTCGTTAACCTCGCCGAATACGATCGCGCCATCGGCGCAACTGGCGACGCCATCCGCGCCATGAACGCCGGCGTCGTGGCCGCGCCGCCTTTTCCGCGAGGCCACGAAAATGGTGATCCGGTCCTCGCCCGCGAGCAGGCGCGCCGCGTGTCCTATCAGGCGGAGTTGTCCCGCCTCGATCTCGACGAGCGCCTCAAGAAGCTCTTGCCCGTGGAGGGCGTCGTGTCCGCCATCAGCACATGCGCCGAGGGCATCATTCGCGCTATTGAACAGCTGCCGACCCGCGCCGACGAGCTCGCCGCCGCCGTCGGGAAGGATGGCGCTCAAGGCGCGCGCGTCGCCCTCAAGGCCATCGCGCGCGACGTGCGCGTCGCCATTGACCGCGAAATGCGCAAGCTCGCCGACGAAGGTCTCGTGGCGCAAGGCGACGCCGAGAAAGACGCCGCCACGTGACGCTGCAATTCGCCCATTCGCCGCTGGCGGTCGTCGCGACGGCCTTCGCCGACGTCATCGCGCCGCCGGAGCCCATCCCGCCATCGCGCTGGGCGTCTGAGAACCTCGTCGTGCCCGACGGTCCGCGCGCCGGCGAGCCTTGGGACCTCGACCTGACGCCCTATATCCGCGAGCCGCTCGATATGCTCGGGCCCGACTCGGGCGTCAATGAGATCGCGGCGCAGAAATCGGCGCAAACCGGCTTC